TGGGGATGTGCTCCAACCCTTATCGTAGTAGATAATTTAATGGATGTAGCCACCGATGGTGGTGAAGAGTTTGCCTCTATGAGGGCAATCATGAAGGAGTTGAAGTATCTTGCTAGAGCCACTAATGCAGCGATTGTCGTATTACACCATACTTCGGAAGCAGTTCCTGGAAATCCTTGTCAGCCAAGAAGCGCGATACAAGGGAAGGTTTCTCAGTTACCTGCCCTCATATGTACGCTTGGCACTGTTGGCACGTCGCTTGGCGTTGCTTCAGTCAAGAATCGCTACGGAAGAGCAGATGCGGGAGGGACGCTTATGACTTGGTTAGCATTTAATCCCGAATACATGTATGTAGAAGACATACCAGAAAACTCATGATAGTAGAATTAGATAAAGATGAGGTTAGGGTATGTACTATGCTTGCAGTAGAAAGATGGTTGACTAAATTTGGTTCTGTTGACCAACCTAACTACGCACAGGGCAAAGCAGATGGCAGGTTAGAACCTGAAATTAATGCTAACATACGTGCTAATATATGTGAGTGGGCTGTAGCCAAACATTATAATTTTGCTTGGAACAATCCTTGGTATCCTAATACTTTACATAGAAAGCGTCACTCATTGCCCGATGTAGGTGACAATATTGAGGTTAGGTCTATTAGAACTCAAGATAGCATACCATTTTGGAACAAAGATATGGGTAAGGTTATTGTCGGTACTAAATGTTTAGACACAGAATATTTCTCAAAGGTAGAGATATTTGGTACTGCATCCCCAGAAGAGTATATGAAACCAGAGTATTTTGATTCATATATAAGTGGATGGCGTATACCAATAGATGGGTTTATACATGAGTAGAAAACTTAAGATTAGAAATCCATTTTATTTTATCCAAGATGATTGGACATCTATTAATTGTTTTCATTGTGGTAGAAATTTTGTAATGTATATACCACATATTCGGACATCAAATTACTGTACGGAATGCGAATGACAACTAGGAAATCACACAAGGCTAGAGGAGCAAACTTTGAAACCGACTTACGAGATTATTTTAGACGAATTGGACTTGATAGTGAGAGACTTGCAAGAAGAGGTTCTAAAGATGAAGGAGATATTGTCGTCCGCGAAAACTTCATCGGGCACATCGGTATCATCGAAGCCAAGGCTCCAGGCCAATCAGGTCGCATTGACCTCTCTGGTTGGACGAAAGAGGCTCAAGTTGAAGCAACGCATTATTCAGAGGCAAGAAGCATTGAAAGAACATCCGTCTTATCTGCGGTTGTTATCAAAGCGCGAGGGAAATCAATAGCAGATTCCTATTTAGTATTAAGGTTGGGCGATGTATTTGACGGATGATTTGCCAGATATAGTCTTGGTGTTAAAGCACTACGGTGCCAACCCACCAAGGACTAGTGGACAGGTTAATCTTAAGTGTCCATTTCATGATGATACTCATAGTTCGGCAAGTTTTAACACAAGAGAAAATATATTTAATTGTTTTGCTTGTGGAATGAATGGCAATAGTTTACAGATTATAGCAAAGCAGGAAAGGGTGGACATACGTGAAGCAAAATTCTTCGCAGAAGGAATTACTGGGCAAAGCGGCAGCCAAGTACGCAGCAAGCATTTATCAGGCAGAAGATTACCTAGCAAGCAGGGGAATAACAAGGGAAGCAGCACGTCTGGCTCGGTTCGGCGTAGTAGAGGAGCCTGAGATTGGACACGAAGCATTCCAAGGAAGATTATCAATACCGTATATTACCAAGACTGGTGTTGTCGATTTGCGTTTTCGTTCTCTTAACCCTGCTGTTGAGCCTAAGTACATGGGCATGACAGGTGTTGAGACTAAAATGTACAATGTATTAGATATAGATAGAGCAGGCGACTGGATTGGAGTGTGTGAAGGTGAATTGGATACTGTTACCCTTTCTGTTTGTGTTGGGATTCCTTGCGTCGGAGTACCTGGCGCGAACTCATGGAAGAAACACTATACTAGGTTATTGGCGGACTTTGAAAGAGTTTTTGTCTTTGCCGACGGAGACCAACCAGGAAAAGAATTTGCTGCTAGTCTATCCCGTGAGTTGCCAGTCACAATCGTGCAACTGCCAGACGGAGAAGATGTTAACTCCTGCTACGTCAAGTACGGCTCAGAGTATATTCGAAAAAGAATGGGACTAAATGAATCCTAAAGATATACCACCTTGTAAGATATGTGGTGAGCAATTTGATAATATATTCGATGCAACTGACCATTTAATAGAGGATGAAAATGGTGAATACTTTGACCCTAAACTCATACTTCCTGGTGGGTATCAACTCTTAATAGGTTCTTTACTCCGCTGTATATACGAAGCATCAACTAGTCCTAGAAGTGTTAGGGACATTACGCAATCTGTGTATGCAACTTTATATGCAGCCGAATCAACTCCTAAAAAAATGAAAGAATACATAGAAGACGTGGTTGTTAGCCAAGAAATGCGTAACATTGATAAAGAATTGGTACACTTTTTAACAGAAACTGACAACAAGGAGGATGGAAATGAAGGAAAATAAATCGTTTGAGCACAATGTTGCAAAAACATTTCAAGAACTTGTGGATTTACTTTTATCCAAACATAAAGATTACGGACCAAAGAATATATCAGATGCACCAGGTGGTGCTATCAATGGATTAAGGGTTCGTATGCACGACAAGTTGGCACGGATAAATAACTTATATGAATATATGGAAGATACCAATGGGTTTCAACCACAACACGAGTCTATTGAAGATTCATTTAAAGATATGGCAAACTATGCAATCATTGGATTGCTAGTGCTTAGAGGAGAATGGGATAATAAATGATTGAGATATTGTTTGCATTCCAATTACAACTAACAGCCCTGCTGGCTTTGATAGCAGCACTACTAAGATAGGAATAAGATGTCACCAAGAGGAATAATGAGTAGTAGTCAGAGTAAAGTATATGCTCAGAAATACGCTCAAGAAAAATTAAAAGAATCGGGTTACGATAAAAAAGAGTGGAATGCTTTGAAAACTCTTTGGAATAAAGAATCCCGTTGGAAACATGATGCACAGAATGAAAACTCATCGGCGTATGGAATACCTCAGATGCTTAAGATGGCTCCTGGTACACCTATACCAAAGCAAATTGATTTAGGTCTAAAATACATCGAAAAGCGGTATAAAACGCCTACTTTAGCACTTGAACATCACATGAAAAAAGGGTGGTATTAAATGAAAATATTTGGTCCTTATAAAGGAAGTAAACAAAATGGTGGTCGTCCCATCTATGTCATTAAGCGTAAGAAAAAAGATGGCACTACTGAGACTACATCTACTAATAAAGCACGCCTTGATTACAAGAAGGCTACTGGCAAGAAGTTAAAACGCAATCAAGAAGTAGACCATAAAGATGATGGTGGTCGTGAAGGTAGAGACGGTATAAAAAACTTAAGAGTCCTATCTAAAAAGAAAAATGTTGGCTTAGAGAATAAGAGACGAGCCAAAAAGAAATGAAAACTATTGTTTGCATATCAGACCTTCAAGTACCCTACCATGATGTAGAAGCCGTCAAGGCTATCGCAAAATTTATCAAGGCTTACCAACCTGATACTGTAGTTTCTTGTGGTGATGAAATGGATATGCAAACTATTAGTCGTTGGAGTAAGGGAACTGAGTTAGAGTTTGAGCGTTCTATTGGACGCGACAGAGACACTACTCGTCAAGTACTTTACGATTTAACTATTGAACATATGGTTCGTAGTAATCATACAGATAGATTATTTAATACTGTAATGATGCGCTCTCCTGGACTATTAGGTCTACCTGAATTAGAATTAGAAAACTTTCTTGGCTTGAAAGAATTAGAAATTAAATATCACAAAGACCCATACGAACTAGCCCCAGGTTGGTTGTTAATGCATGGTGATGAGGGTAATGTCCAGCCTACTGCTGGTGCTACAGCCCTTGGATTAGCAAAGCGTAGTGGTATGTCTGTAGTCTGTGGACACACTCACCGCATGGGCTTAACCCATCATACTCAAACATATCGTGGTGGTAAACCCAAAACTATTTGGGGTATGGAACTGGGCAACCTAATGAATTATACTAACGCAAAGTATATAAAGGCTGGTCTATTCACATGGCAACAAGGCTTTGGTATCCTTCATGTTGATGGTAAAACTGTAGTTCCACAAATAGTTCCTATTGTAAATAGGTCATTTACTGTAGGGGGAAAGACCTGGAAGTGGTAAACAAAGACCTTGAGCGTTACCCTTGGGGACGCATAGAAAAATGGGACTACATAGTAGTTGCTGTTGCTGCTGAGTACCATAGAAAATATGATATGGTTGAGTTGGAAGATATCAAACAATCATTATACAAGTGGTTCCTCGAGCACCCCAATAAATTAAATGAGTGGGAATCTATTGGCGAAAAAGATGCTAAGAATCTAATCTATCGTTGCCTTCGTAATGATGCATTGGATTATTGTTTAGAGTGGAAAGCCAAGTCTATCGGCTATGAAACTTCAGATGTATTCTTTTATGAAGCAGATATAATTGAAGCACTCTTGCCCTCAGTTCTACGAGGTGAGTTTGGTGTGTCGCATAAGTTAAATCTAGTTGGTCCGAGTAAGCCACCTGCCCCTGCCGAAGGCGGCAACATGATGGTAATGATGATTGAAATAGATAAAGCGTACCGCAAACTTAGCACCGAAGATAGGACAGTACTGTTTTACAGGTACGCTGAATCTATGGACTATGGCGATGTCGCTACCGAAATGAATCTAGGCAGCGATGATGCTGCTCGCATGCGCCACAATCGTGCAGTCAAAAAACTTATAACTAGAATCGGTGGATTCCGACCTTGGTCAGATAAAGATTTCAACAGCAAAAGCGAGGACACCAAAGACGAGAATGAAACCATACCACCAGACGAGAGCAGCGAGTATGGGAGTGTCGAGAGGGAATAAAGATTTTAATAATTTCTTAATCAAATTGGATACTCTTGCTCCATATAGTTCTTGTATGCTTCACCAGCCCTGTCAAAAGTTTCATTTATAACCCTCTTATAGTTAATTAAATGCGCTGGCTTAATCAAATGTCCTTTTGATTGATTAGGTGGTTGTTTATTTTCTATTGGTTTTCCAAAATGTTTCACTACATCTATTAGATGGTCTATTGGTGTTATGATTACATTGTTATCTAACACGAAAGCCCAATGAGTAGCCTTACTCACGGCTATGCCTGATGGTTGCCACGAACCACTTCCTTGATAGAAACATGACTCTTCTATAAATAAATTGCCTGTCTCCATCCAGCGTC